TCGGATTTTATCAGAACAGAAAGCACTTGATATTTTTTATCGTCTGTTAAAAACCTTTGAGACTCCGAACCAAGTTGGCCAGCTGTTTGTTTTATTTGTTGACCAGATGTATTGATACTATCGAGGTTATAATCTATATCAGGTCCTACAAGAAATATGTTTTCTTTAGGATATAGTATCTGAGGGTCAGCACCAAAGAATCCTCTAAAGAATTGCTCTATAGAATACTTTGTACCTTTAGACCTATAAAGTAAGTTACTAAACTTTATAGCTTCTCTCTTATTAAGAAACCCTCCAAAGTAAGCTTGACCTAATAATAATTCATCTTCTAAGTATGTTAATAATTCTTCTGGGACTTGAGTCGCATCTCTATTTTTATATAAATTTTTTATTTTATTTCCAGGATTACCTTCTTGTTCTAACCAATCGTAGTAGGCATCAAATAATTTTATCAGGTTAGGAAAATCTTCTTTAAAGTACTCAGGTAAAGCATTCTCTACTTCCGAATGTTGTAGATTCAGAAGTCTTCTATTGTTATCAAGTTTTGTTTTATCTAAGTACTTTGACATTAATTGGTAGCTTCTGTGAGAACTGTTGTTACAACTGATCGATCTGGATCAAATACTAGTCTTTCATTTCTTGTCGGATCAACAACACTTTGATTAGCTGGTACTACTGACAATCTAATTAGACTTTCACCTCTTGCAATTGAAGTTGGATTAAAATACTCAAGAGTAACTAATCCAGAGTCTGGATTGTAACTTCCAAGATTATCTTTTATTACTGTTCCACCAGCTGCAGTAACAATTTGCAAAGTTGTTGAGCTCAATTTATTCTTTATAACACAAGTCTGCCCTTCTAAAGAAAACTCATTAGATGTTACAATAAAAGTATCATCATCAGGTGAAGCTATTGCAACAGGGAATAAAAATTCTTGACTAAGATCATTTTTTGCTTTTGTTAATTCATCAACAATGTAGGTTGATGTGTTAGTAGTTAAATTGTTATTGATCATAAAATTTGCTGCATCAAGATATGCTCTTTCAGTTACATATCCTAATATTTCATTTACTTGATCATTTGTTAATGTTATACTGGCCAGTGATTTGATAACAGTGACTAGTGTTGGTGCAGATGGAGTAAACCTTTGTTGCATTCTTATATCAGCTCTTGATGATAATATAGCAGCACTAGATTCATCTATTTCTGTTAACATCCCTGATCTTCTAAACGCTTGATTGAATCTACCAACATTAGAAGTGAAGTATTCAGCTACTGATGACTGTACATTATTAACTGAAACATCTGTAAGTTTAGGATTGAATTGAAAGAATGTATCTACTTCTATAAATGTTGTTACTGGCTCTACAAACCTTAAATTAAACGATACAATTGATAGCTGTGCTGCAAGGTCTAGTATAGAGGCTTGTGTGGATGTCTTTGTCTCTTCTGATACATCATCGTTATACAATATAGATGTATAGACAGCTCCAAACTCTGGTTTTAGTGCGTCTTGTCCACCCCAAGAAACAATATCACTAATTAAGGTAGAATAGTTTCTAAGAATAAGCGAAGAGTAGTCAGCAGCTGTAACCATTCTATTTTGAGTAGCATATCTGAAAGGAGCATTAGCTCTTATTGATTCAATAGACTCTTTAGCCTGACCACCAGTTGAGTTCGACCAAGTTCTAACTATCAAGTCTTCTGAAATAGATCCACTTGTAAAGGTAGAATTAGGAGTAAACAATGAAGCTCCATTAGCAACCTCTCCCTTCGTAGATAGATACTGAACTTCTATTCTGTTACCGCTTGATGGAGGTTTACCTAAAGTTGATCCATCACCAAAAGATAATTCAAAGAATCCATTAGGAGATTCTTTAAGAATGTACACAGTAGAGTTAGTGTTTATTGTAGAAGCATTTTCAATATTTTGATATGCTGTAAAGTCTGAAGAAGAAGAACTTGCAAATACTTTTACTGTAACTGTATCAGCATCTAAAGTACCATCTGGAATAATGTATACTGGGTTATCTTCATACTCTCCAACAATAAATGTTTTAGTTTTTAATGTTCCTTCAAATAAAGGTATCTGATTCGATCCATCTGATTTTTGGAATTCATAAAATCCAGTCCCATCATCTGACGCTGTATATGTCTCTACAGTCTGAAATGAATATTCAATATCATCTACTGTCGAAGTAAATTTTGTATACGATGGTAAAGTAACATTAACAGGTCTACCAGCAGCATTTGAATTAAATGTCAGTCTAACTTTAGCTTGAGATGATGTATCTGTATCAGGAATGTATCCAATGCCCTCTGCTAATGATACGGCAGATGATCTTAGTTGAGCTGTTGGAAGAAAGGACTCGTTCAAAGCAAAGTTAGCTATCAAAGCATTCAAATGAGTATTGTATGCTAATACATCTAATATATTTGATAAACCAGATGCTTCAAAGTTATAATCTTTGAACTCTTCTTGATTAGCAAGATATGTTTTTAGATTACTTTTTATGTTATTGAAATCTAAAGCTGAGGAATTGATTGTTGTTGCCATGTTATCTTAACCTTGAAACTGATGTTGAAAATGTTACAACTTCTTCTGTATTAACGACTTGATATTCTATCTTTACTCTTATTGTATTTTGATCTGGTTCTACATCTACATCTAAATGACGAAGTCTAGCTCTAGGTTCATAGTTAGTAATTGCTCTTACTATTTGTTCAGCTATTTCTTCTTCACTATCTTCATCAACTAACTCAAACAACATACCTCTAATATTTGCTCCAAAGAAAGGATTAAATGGTTTTTCAAAATAGTTAGTTTGTATTAAGTTCTTCAAAGCTTGTGTTACTGAAGATGCATCTTTTTTAGTAAATAATTCTCCATTTGCTTTAGCTGTGAAGGACAGATCAATATCTTTGAAGGCACGTGCACGACTAGTGATAATAGCACTAGTTTCCTGCTTTCCATCTTGATTAGATAGTACTCTAGTCGTTGCCATCTCTACTCTCTTTTAGCATTATTTATAATGGTTATTCTGAAACATTTTGTCTTACCCACTTAAACCAGTACTCTACTTTCCTACCTGCATAAGTTGTGTTATTATAAGCCCAATATCTCTTAGGACCTGTATCAATGTGTAGTATTGTATCTCCAAAACCAAAAGCTTTGAACCCAGCTTGCTGTGCTGATTTAACTAGTTTAACTTTATCTGCATTTGACATATCAGTTACGTCAATGTCAAGTGCTCTACCATACCAATGTTGTGATCCACCAGATGTTTGACTTGGTGGTGTTCTTGTGGTATCTCTTAATGGAAGTGCATCAGTAATAAAGAGTTTGCCTCCAAAGAACTGTTGCATAGGTTCATAATTTTCAATAAGTAGTAAACTTAAATTTTTCTGAGACGCTATAGTTACTTCTGGATGAGTGAGGTCAGATTTCTCTAGTTGAGGATTTGCGTTTGGATTAAGGTTGATACCATACTCTCCTCCTTCAGATAATTGAACCAGTTCAATATCTACAATTGGATCTTTCTTGTTAGGTAGAACTTCAACCAACTCACCATCAGATAATTCATTTCCATTAAACTCTGTCTTGACATCTCTTTTAAATGTACCTTCAAAGTTATCATCAACTTCAGGCATTGTACAAATTAATCTAGCGGATAGGATTGGTTGATCATCTGAACATTCAATTGTGTCATATGAAAGTATTAACTGTTCATAGTAGGCATTATCTTTTAACATAGCTGCTATATCAAACAATCTTGAGTTAACAGTATTACCTTCTATGTTAACTGCTTTATAAACAACTGCTCTTCCTTTTGATTTTAGATCATTAATACTTCCAGGAGTTATTGTTTCTCCAGAACCTGGTCTATACAATCCTTCTGTCACTTCTAAAGTAACACCTTCAAAGTCTGTTGTATTCTCCTGAACCTTTTTAAGTATTATAGTTTGAAGATATAGATGTTTAAGAATATCTCTTTTTATTTCTTCATCTCTAATGTATTTTATATTAACAGGATCCTCTGTTCCTAAAAACTTTGAGACAGAAATATTAGGACCTAACATAGTCTTTGCTGTTACAGACGTAATAGATTCAAAACCTAAATTTAAAGGATTGTATATTGGATCAGGAACAAATTGTTTTACTACATTTCTAGGAATATAGATTACATTGTTTGTTACATGGAGAGCATCAGCAGCTCTTGAAGCTTGGAATGTTGTTGACTCTCCATCAATAATTCTTCCTATTCCAGGAGGAGTTGGATTATTGTACTCTTCACACAATGTTCCTTCTTCTAGTAGAGAACCAATAAAGGTTATCTAAAAAGTCTCTGAGATAGTCTCCAATATCAATCTTGACTTTACGGATACCTCCAGCTGCTTTAGTTAAGTAACTTGTAACTTTAGTAGTAGATGGTTCTACAAAACTAGGTTCACCGGGATCTGCAGGATAAGATGCAGTTCCAGTACTACCTGGTGCTGATCCTGCCGTGTTTGCCCCAAGAGCTTTATCAGCTAATGCAGCAAACTTTGCTTTACCAATTAGATTACCATAAAATGTAGGAGCTTCTACACTTCCTTCAAATGATGCTTCTTGTCCTTTTATATGAACACTATCACCACCTATAACTCCATTTCCACCTTGTATAGTCAATTCATTTGCCGAAGTAGTTACATTGTCTGAAGCTATGTTAATATAGTCTTCAGAAGTAACATTCATTTCACCGCTTGCATAAAAAGCAAGATTACCATTAACATTATTGTCATAGTCGCCTTTAACATTATGTTGATGACCCCCTAGTATTGTGTCAGTAACTTTTTTAGTTACAAAATTATTTACAAAACCAATGACTGAATTGGTAACACTCTTATATACCGTTTTAGTCTCTGATCCTCCAACAACTTCTGTTTTGTTGTTTCTTACATTTAAATTAAATTCATTAACATCAAGGTTAAACTCTCCTCCAACCTTCATACTAACATTACCTTGGTATTCGATATTAGCATCTCCAACCACTGTTATATATTGGTTACCACCAGTAACTTCTATTCTATTATTAAGGGAACTTATAGCTACACTGCCATCTACAGAAAGTTCTATTCCAGCACCATCTGCATGTTTCAATAATATTCTTTCGTTGCCAGGAGTATCATCTACTTCATACACATGTCCAGTTATAGATCTTGCAACTTGATTATAAGGATATAATGAATTAGCTCCCCTTTGTTCCAACAGCTTAGTAACACCAGCAGACTTGCCAGCCCACTTGAGATCATTTCTTTCTTCGCCTCTAGCTTGAAGATTTGTACTCTCTCTATTGAAGTATTCTGGTAAAGGAAACTGGCCAGTAGGATCTTCTGATAAATTAGCTGATCCTTTACCTACTAAATTTTCTCTTTCTTTTTCTGTGAATTCAGTCATACCATCCTCAACTTGAATTAAATTTAGCAAGCTCTTGGCTAGTCAAAGGATCATTGTTAATTGGATCATAACTAACTAAGTTTACTTTGTTTAGCTTTTGTTTTACTAACTTAGGAACATCCAATACATTAGTATTTTCATTTGTTGACCAACCAACATCACTAGCTGAATAAACCTGCAAGCCTGGTTTTGCTTCTAATATATTTTTTATAAGATCAATTAACTTATTAATTTGTCCTGGAGAAAAATTATGAACTTGGGATTGATCGTCTATATTTACTCCAATTATTATACTTCTTTGATAATGATTGTTAGTAATCAATTGTGTTTGCTTTGCTT